TTGGTCGAAATATTCAGCAGAGCGAGGATCCACTCCGTTTGTGACTAGTTTCTGATGCAGCCCTAGTGCGTAGCTGGTGTATTCCTCAAACCCTTGCTGCCCGAACCACTGGTTTTTTGCCTGCCAGCGCAGAGTTTTTTCGTCCGGTTCAGCCCTTGAAGGTTGGGCTTGTTGTGTTTGTACCTCAAAATTTTCTTCCTGTAAAGGGGTAGGACGATAATTTTTGACTTGTTCTGCACGAATCTTTGCATCCATCACAGCTTCTTGGGCTTCAATGATGGCATCTGTATCAAATGATTCTTGTGCGGCTTTGAGTCTGCCACGGGCTTTATCTAGCTCACTTTCGGCCTTTGACTTAGCGCCTTCAATGATAGCTTCTTGCCCTGTGTAGACGTTTTGTTTGAGGCGTTTGTTCTCCTCAATTAACTGCTGTGCAAGACGCTCAAGCTCTTGCTTCTCACGCATTGTTGCTTCTTTGACACGGCGCTCGTCGTGACGGGCGTGGGTCAACTCTTTAATACGGTTCTGGACTTTGCCAGAGTAAGACTCGATTTCTTCATCGGTTGGGTCTTCAACCTGTCGGTCAAGAGGCTTTTTACCTCTGTCACGTTCAGGGGTATCGTCTTCGATTTCAATCTCTATCTCGTCTTCGCCTTCTATTTCAAACTCAACGTTTGAAGTTTTTTTGTCCTCGACTTCGTCGGGGAACTTGTACGGTTCAGCCATATTATTCCTTTCAAGCGCGGGTTAAGCCACGGGGGTCTTGCACAACAGCATCAACTTGGTCGTCGTTGATGAGACGGAACTCCTTGCCAAAGATCTTAAATCTTGTGCCGGAGTAAGTACGTACTAACACAAAGTCGCCCTCTTTACACCATGCTCCGTTGGGAAACTTGGCGGTGTCGTTGTACGCATCTGGGCCAACTTTTAAAACAAACAACACAGTGGTTGCCGTTTCTTCTTGGCGCATGCTTTCAATAGGCCGGACTAAGTCCAGACTTGTACCATCCACTCGTTCAGAGATGTCGGGTACCGCGCAAAGAATCTTCCAACCTGTGGGGATGGGGAGTTGCGTGGCCTTTAGCTCATCAGTAGCTTCAGGTGCATCCAGAGGCTGGATGGGTTCAGGCAGTGCAAAAGCACCGGGGGAGAGATCAAGATCACTCATTGGATTCTTCAACTTTCTGTGCAAGGTCAATTAAATAACGCTCTGCGAGGGCTAGACCCTGAATAATCCCGCAGAGTTTTTGGTACTCTTCAAAAGTACGGCACGAACCGCCAGCCAAGTCATCGGCATAGTTGTTCATGTCAGTGCGTATTTTTTCACGTAATACGCGTACGAAGTCTTGGATCATGATCTAGGTTCTTTCTGTTTGAAAGTTGAAAGATGTTGCAAAGCCATCCTCTTGCTGTCTAAAAGCTGCTGCTCTTTGCTCTTTGCAACGTCAACACCCAGTTGGATGCCTGCACGTTCTTGTTCAAACTGTTGCTTGAATTCGCTCTCTTTAATTTGCGCACCTGTGCGAAGAGCTTCTAACTCCAGTTTGCCGCTGACTTCTTGCTCTTTCAAAGCTTGTGCATCGGCCTTGGCAGCAGCGTCCATCATGATCTTTTGTTTCTTCAACTCAAGTTCCTGACCTTTGAGTTGGAGTTCCTGCATCTGCAACTGCATGACGGGGTCTTGCATCTGTTGCTGTGCCTGCATCTGCGCAGCCTTGGCTTTGTTCTGCATCAGTACTTGATTGGCCGCTTGAGCCATCATGCCGGACAACGCGATCTCCACTTGTGGTGGCAACTTCTCGCCCTCGGGAGGCAGGGGCATACCCAACTGTTGTTCGATCTGCTGGCGCATCTGGTAACCAACGTGCTCTGCAATGTGGGCCGTGATTGCGCCCATGATCTTGGGAGCCTGTGGGTTCTGACCAATGAACTGCTGCATCATCGGGTCTTGAAGCAACATCATGTGCACCTGCATATGCGCCTGATGGTCTTGATGTAAGAACGCTTTAATTGGCTTACCCTTGAGTGCATTCTGGTTCTCCTGCACTGGGTCTGTAGGTTTCTGATCGTCCTCAATTGGCACGAGCTTTTCAGCGTTCTTGATACCTAAGACGTTCAACATACCGCGGTGAAGTTCAGGTAAGTTGTAGATATCTGGAGCCATCTGCGCCATCTGAATGACGGCTTGGTACTGGATAACGCGCTGAGACATGGTCGCAGCGTTGGGGTCTGACACGGGGATAACATCCACCAAGTCATAGTCGGCTTTCTTAGCTTTGCGAGTGCCGTACTCGGGTGTGTATGTGTAATCAGCGTCTGTGTAGTCGCGGATGATATTCTTCAAGAGTTTGAACTCTTGCTTCAGGGCAAAGTGCACACGAGCCTGCACCGCAGTCATCACCTTTAACTGGCGCTCCAAGAGAGCCAGCGTGGTTCCCACAGGAGCCTGCGCAGACATATCCGACACTTTCATGTCAGCAGTCGCGGCAAAGCGGCGACCTTCATCGACGATGGTCTGCATCAAGTTAAACAGCGTAGCGCTTGGCTCCTTGTACGGGAGCGGCAAAATGTTGTCGCGGATCGTGCCCGAACCAACGTCTACATCACGGAACTCTCCGGGTGCGATTGGTGTGTCGTCGCCCTTGATTCGCAATCCGCGTGTCTTGAGTCCACCGGGCAAGTTAGCAAGCGTTCCTGCATCGACAAGCTGGCGCATGAGGGACGTAGCGGATTTAGCAAAACCTCCGATAAGGTGGAAAAGCCCGAAGCCGTAAGCTCCAAAACCCGGAATATATTGGTAGTGAACGAAGTGCTGGCGCTTGAGTCTGAGGTCATCGGTTTCATTCCAGTTGCGGCGGATTGACAGGATGTCGTTAGAGCCTTTAATTAGCGTGACAACGTACGGCAACATGATGCCGGTCTCTTCGTCCGAGTCGTCTTTGTCTTCGTAACCTTCAAGGTTCAAGTCAACGTGGCACTCATACAGCGTGTAGCGGTCGTCGTTCAAATCACTAAAGCCAGTCTCTTTGTCCTTGGCTTTCTGAATGTCGGTCAAGTCTCTGGGTGAGTCAGGCAGCTCAATGTCAAGGTAAAAGCCTGCTTGCTGTAGCTTGAGAATCTCGTTCTTGGTCTTGCGCATGACGTGCGTGATGCGGTAGCAAGTATCCAAATCCGTTGTGCCGTACGGCAGATACATATCTTCCGCAGGAATAAACATCGACACCTGACGTCCCAAGTTGGGGTCGTAGTACACCTTCTTAAACGCTGAGCCTGTGGCCGGTAGTGACCAGAGCATGCGCTCGTGTTCAGCGCGGTACTCCGTCATGACTTCCGTCAACTCGTAGTTCATGTCGTCTTCAACGTTAGACGCAACTTCTTTCATCTCTGGCGTTTCTTTGCCGATGAGTTTGCTACGCACAGGCCCTTGGGCGGGGAACGTCTCAGTGATTGTCTCTGCTTGGAAGCGTACAACGGCTTCGGTAATCATGGGGTGGAACACGCCGCATGCGCCGTTCCAAGGTTCTGTACGTTCTTCTATCTGCAAGCCCAAGAGCTTCAGACCATCAACGTACGTCTTCTCCCAATCCTTGCGGCCATTCTTGTCGTTGTCAATGTCAGACACCAAGTCACCAGCCAGCGACTGCAAAGCACCGTCTTTTATGTACTCAGCCAAGTTATCGTCAAAGCCTTCTTCCTCGTCATCTTCTCCGGGCGTAAGGGTGATCTCTACCCCATCCATGCCAATGGTGACTTCTTCGGGATCAACAATCTCAATCTCAAGAGGAGACTCCTGCTCACCCAGCGCGTCAATGCCCATTGGTTGTTGGTACAGCGCTTTGTCGATGTTCGTTGCCATGTGTGTTCCTAGTAGTATTCGGTTTTCCTACGGCGAAAGATTTCAAGCTCATCTTTCTCGTCGGTGTCTAAACTGATAAAGCCGCCTTGCCTAAAGCGTAGCAGCGCCTGTGTTGTCGTATCCACGTAGTCGTCGTGCTCCCCAACTGGGAACGCGGCCACCTCTTCAATTACTTCCCGTGCCCAGCGTGTGTCAGGTGCCCAGACTTTACCTGAACTGAATAAATCCGCAACCGCGTTGACACGCACCATCTTATCGTTGCCCCTTGATGGGCTGAACTCCTGCACAGGTATGCCCAACGCCCTGAGTTCCTGAATCAACGGCCCCCCAGATGCCTTTTTCTCCACAATGAACGCGTCAGGTTCCCACTCCTTGTACTGCTTAAGCGCCACCACCTTAAGCTCAGGGAAAGCCATACGATCTTTAAACGCATCCAGCAGGATAAGTTGGGGGGAGTCATTCTCTTCCTCGTTGTAGAAGATGCCCCACGTTGTACACGCAGAGTAGTCGGATGTGGTCTTGGTTTCAAACGCCGTATCCCAAGACTGGATGATGTATTCGCACCTAGGTGGGTCATCAGGCTCCCAGATACGCCACATTCTGCGTGAAATGATGGCAGAGTTCTCAGATGTGGGCTGCTGCATGTACTGCGCGTTCCAATACCGCGGGTCAATGCTGGCTTTCGTAGACTTCAACGCTTCAAGTGACCACTGCTCTGGCCAAAGAGACTTCTCGTCTTCTTCATCCTCGTTCAAAATGGCTGGCAACTCCACAATCTCCCATGGAACTGCCTCTGGGTTCTTGGTTTGGTAGTCAATCAGGCGCCCAGTCAGGTCTAGGAGCGACCAACGGGTCATCACAATGATAATCCCACCACCCGGCATCAGACGTTGCAAGGGGCCCGTCTGGAACCAAGACCATGCGGTATCAAACGCGAGTCTAGAGTTAGACTTTACGTCCTGTTCCGAGTGAGGGTCATCAATAACGAACAGATCAGCACCACGACCAGCAAGAGCGCCCCCGACACCAGCAGCATAGTACTGACCGCCAGCGCTTGTAGACCACTTACCAGCGGCTTTTTGGTCATCTGCCACCATCGTTTGGGGGAAAACTTCACGGTACTCCTCCGAATCGATCAAGTTCCTGATGCGCCGACCGAAATCTTCAGACAAACCCGCAGTGTGCGTGCCCATGATGATCTTCTTCTCAGGATACTTACCTAGAAAGTACGCAGGAAACAGGTAAGACGAGAACTCAGACTTACCCATACGAGGCGCGATGTTGATAATCACGCGCTTCTTACGCCCTTCAACCACATCTGTAAAGATTTTTGCTAGCTTCTTGTGATGAGGGCCGATCTTAAAGCCCGGATATACCGCTTGGGCGAAGCCCAGCATGTTTGTTTTAGCCGCCTGTAGTTTGGCGCGGGACTCACGAAGCTCTAAGTCGTCAAACAACTCCATCTTTTCTTTGACGCTCATGTGCGGCAAAGCTTTGGCCATGGCCTCAAGTTCCAACTTACTCAGGGTGGTAAAGTTCTCAGGCTTCATCTTTATCTGCTGTAACGTCGACCACATCGATCACGCCCATGAACCTGTTGAGCTTTTCTTTAATGCGCGTTTCAAGCTCTACGTCTGACATCTCAGTCTTCTTGACCTCAATCCGTTCAGTGAACAGCGCTACTTCCGTGACCTTGCCCAACATGTCTAGCGCCTTGAGGCGAATCCGTGCGTCTGGGTGTTTGACTTCTTCTAGGATCTGAGCCACTGCGTAGCCCCTCAGTTCCTTGGCCTGCTCGACAAACGCCCAATCGTAGGCAGTGAGCATCCCGACTAGATGTTGTACGGCTGCTGGCGCTTTTACATTTGCCAATGCTTGTTGCGTTGTTGCAACAGATTGGCCTGTCACGATACTGGCAAACGATTTACGCGCTGCTTCTGCATCCGCCTTGGTCTCGATTTCCTCGTCATCAAGTTCCAAGTCTTTGAGCCACTGCGCGGTTTTGACTTTGGCGTCAATGGTCGTGGCCGTGTCCGCCTTTTCAAAAGACAGGACTTCCGCGGTGGCGTCTACCACCTCTGGATGAAACTCGCCGTAAATCAAATGTTCTAGCATTGCGTAGGGTTAGTGCTGGCGTCGCACTTGTTGCCTCGTTGGTGTTAGTGTACACTTCTTTTCGGTGATGGCGCAAGTCATTGCTTCTCCTTGATGGTTTCAGTTGCCATCTTTGCCCCGAGTCGCAAGGTTCGGGGCTTTTTTTATATTGTATTGTCCAACGTTTGACATGGTACCTTGGAAATTTTTATAATTTTTAGGGGGGTGGGGTGTTTGCGTTTGGGAATTGTGGGCGGAATTTTAAAAATTTGATTTGCGGGTGTGGAACAGTGTACCCATATGTGCGTGCCACCCCTTCGCATATGGGCTGGTGGGGGTAGGGTGGGGGTCGAATATGGCCAAAAACGCTCCGCATAGGGGCAAAACCGATTCAGACTGCATCGTTTTGGGGTGGCTCAACCCCTATCGGAAAGGGG